CTATAGCTATGATGATGTCTGCTGTATTCGCCTTACCGATATCTTCGGCAATATCCCAGAGTGTTGTCCTTCCCGCCTCTCCAGCCTTTCTACCAGCTTGACTCGCAGTCCAGAGAGGAACTTTAAACTCTGAAGCAATTCTGCGTAATCCTTGGGAGATGGCTGTGAGTTCATGTCGCTTATCCCCATACTTTCCTGGGTGATACATGAGGTCAGCGTAATCGACGATGATAAGTCCGAACTTGAACCCCTTTGATTCAAGCCTCTCAAGGTAAGCTCTGAAGTCAAGTACACTAGCCGTGCTTGCGGTATAGTCTTTAATGTGAAGACCAGCCCCAAGCTTCTTAAGTTTAAGGAGCCTATTTGTAACAATCCCAGGATCTTCTCTAATCTCAGCAAATGTAGCTCTGACCATTCTAAGATCGTATCTTCTAGCTGTCTTCCTAGGACTGATTTCCAGAGTGGCGTGGACAACTTTAACCCCCTGTTGCATAGCTCCCACTCCGATGTTGACAAGTACTAATGTCTTGCCTACTCCAGTCGGAGCAAGTATGTATCCCAGTTCTCCAGCAGCTAGACCCCCACCCATATACATATCTAGCTCTGAACATATCTTAGTAGCTACCCTTTTCTCATGAGCTTCGTCATTGATCCTAGTATGGGGATCATGGAAGTAATCATATGATTGATCTATATCTTTAGTATCTACCATTATTGCTTCATTGATCTTATCTTTTACTCTTTCTAAATCTAGATCATTTCCGGAGTCCAGTGTATTCAGTGCTTCTAAGATAGCGCTCTTAAGGATCTGAGCCTTAGCAAATCTCTTGATTAGTTCTTCAGTAATCCCCGGGTCTTTGATCGAGTTAAGTCTAATCTTACGAATGACCCCACGATATTGCCCCTCTTCACCCTCCTTGAGTGAAGCACTGAGTAATATCCTAAGGGCTCTAATGGTTATATTATCTTTGCTATACTTTACATGGTAGTCCTTAATCAACTCAAGTATCTTACGAGTCTGTTTCGACTCGAACAGTTCAGCCCTAAGTAAATGAGCATACTTAAGGTAGCTAAGTCTATCCCGAATGATGCTTAATACCTGGTACTCCAGCGCATTTACTTCCAACGCCTCAGCTCCCAGAAGATGTAGTGATCTCGCATCTTTCCGACTGGGATATTATAGTAAGACCACTCAAGAATATCTGTACCTAGTTTCTCCCTGTTATAGTGATACTTAAGGATGAGCTCATGGAAAATGCCCATCAGATCAGGCTTCATAATACCGAGCGAGTTCCGAAGAAGGATGACTTCCTGTTCTCCTTGATGGCTATCTCGAACTTTTGCATAGTAGATTTCTGAAGCTTCTTTATCGAGGCTTCTGACAGTACCTGGCCCAACAGTAAACTCACAATGATATTCACTATGCGTTCCTGTGATAGCCCTGTATATGTTTCCTTTAACCCTTGCGTCAGTTGGGTCAATTCCTCTGAAGATATAGATTGCATACCCTTTCTTATGAAGATCTCGTATCCTCTTATCTGCGTCCCCGAGACTGATATTGGGGTAATGCGGACAGAGTACTTCTCCGTCTCTTTCAGTACGGATGGAGACTTTTTGTGATGGCTCCTCTTCACTAAGCTTGGCAAGTTTCCCTTCCCAGATGACTGGCTTATTCTCTTCGAACTGACCCATATTAAGAATTAGTTCTGGAGTATTAAAGCCCCACTCATCAAGTAATTTTATGGTCTGAACTTTTGCCATTAGTACTTACTCCTCTGACGGAACAAGTTGACTTCACTCTTCTTCCAGTAGAGAAGGTACATCTGTTCTAAGTTCAACCCCATAGAATAACAGTAAGTAAAGAAAGCTACGATATACATTCCCAGTTGATGATTGAACCGAGTTTCATCAGTCAATACATCTGTCTGTTTCCAAGGCTTCATCTTCAGACAGTTACCTAACATCCCTGAGTACATTACAAAACCCTTAAGATGGCCAAGGTTAGTCTGAGTATCGTCCTTCTTCTGCTCATAGAATCTAAGTGAGTGCTCAACACAAGCTACAAATAACTCCTTCTTATCTAGGACAACACAGAGTCCAGTAACAAAGTGAAGAGCATCTGCTAATTCCTCACAGCGATGAGGAAACTCTTCAGCTTCAAGATGTTCTCCCATCTCTTCCATTGCTCGCCATAAGAAATCCTTAATTAGTACCTGAGCTGGACGACTATTAACTTCGATATACTGACTAGGCCTATTCTCGATCTTCCAGTATATCTCTTCTAGCCTACTCTGCCTATCAAAGATAATAGCAGCAATCTCTAAGGGGTCTTTGAGCTCAGGAACATCATCGTCTGAGATATCAGTAATATTCAAAACTAGTCCCTCACTTTCATAGGCTTCTTCCAGCACGGTAAACGCATTGGACAACGCTCACAATCCTGAGTACTAGAAGTGAATCCCTTTGGGCGAGGAACTATCTTACGCTGAAGTACTGCCTTCTCAATCTTGATTAGCCTAGGGATGATGTCATTTTCAAAGTAATGTTTATCTCTTTTAAACCAGAACTCTGCAAGTCTAGATGTCATCTTCTCATAGAAGAGTAAGCAACCCCACTCTGATATCCCGGGTCCCTCTACAACATTGAGATAGGTCTGAATCTGATCGTAGTAAGTCTTATACTTTTTGAGAATATAATCTTTGGTCAGATACTTAAAGGTGAAGAAGTTAGTTGACTTAGCATCCATGATATACTTACCACCTAATAAGATATCTAAACTTGCAGTGACATTGATCGTGGTCCCATCTACTGTGAAGGTCTTGAAGCCGACATGCTGTTGATTAGTAACTACAAAGCCTGATCTCCTAAGTAGTCCGACAACCTCTTCCTCTACAATGTGACCCATTCTGAAGAGGAGCGAGAGTTGAGCATTGATCTTCTCCTGCTTAAATCCCAATTGCTTATAAGCTTGATACCGTGGACACTTCCCTATCTCAGATGCTCGATAACTACTACGGATCACTTGATAAGGATGCTCAGTCTCGAGCTCCTTAGCCATGTGCTCCATGATAACGGGAACAACTTTAGGATGACCCATGTAACTCCTAGGGGTGAGTGAGTTAGACTTTTATTGTCTACCCCCGTGAGGGACCTATTAGACTGGACTCACTCACCCAGTAAAGGATTACTCCTTATCTTCGTCAGAATCCCACATAGCCCAAACAAACATCAGCCCTGCTCCGACGAGTAAGCCGAGAACAAAGCTAATCATTACTCATCATCCTCGTCCTCGTCTTCATCTTCTTCCTCATCATCCTCATCTTCATCGCTTTTAACTTCCTTCTTTGCTTTTGGAGCCACCTTCTTAGACTTCTTTTTTGGCTCTTCCTCATCGTCGTCATCCTCATCTTCGTCCTTCTTCTTCGTGTCACCACCGAACTTAATTCCAAGCTCAGCAAGAACATCCCCAAAGTTAGACTTCAGATGCTTAACCATTTCAGCATAAGTCATCCACTCAAACACTTCCTTGTCGAGATCATGAAGATTATCCATCCATGTATCAGTACCGATGGTTGAAGCTTTAGGACGCATTCTCTCCTGATAACGAGTCTGCATCCCAGACCCTTCCTTCTCAATAATCATGTCGTATCCCTCATCGGGATCAGTAGCATCGACAGGGTCATCTTCGTCAGCCATGGGTCCAGCAATCAACTTCCATGCCTTCTTGCTGAGAGCATACATCATGACCTTATCAGGGCTCTTACGGTCAATGATATTAACCCAGTACTTATACTTTGCTCTGACCCTAGAGATGAACTTCTCCTGGTCTTCATTGCCCTTAGCCTTCTCAACAACTATACAAACTGGACACTTACCCCTACCACCAGCTTCAAGGCATGCCAGGGCTCGATCTCTTCCGCCGATTGAAAAACCGTAATGGAGTGCACCCTTAAGATAAAAGGATCCATCGGCGGACTCGCCCCAAGGTGGTAGAATTCGGATAACATTCTTACCATCCCTGGGTTTCCACCAATCTCCACTACCCTCCTTATCATAATTCTCCTTCACCTTTTGAAGGTTGCTCTTGAAGATCTTAGACTTTGGCTTTGACAACGTTTTTGTCGCCATGGATAGTCTCCACTTCCAACCAGTTAGGGCCCGCTGCAGTTTCGATTTCCATCTTCACGTCGAAGGGCAGATTTGCATAGTCTCTTACCAGCTTTCGTCTGGTAAAGATATCTACGCACAATTCACTCAGTTCTTCGGCATGAATCTTCAGTGTATCTAAGACTATTTCATCGTGAACATTAGCTACAAAGTAAGCTTTAATCCCTCTTGATCTGATCTCATTATACAATACATTCATCCCCAATACAAGGAAGTCTGATACACCGCCCTGAATTGGCGAGTTAAATGCTTCCCTCATAGCAGCATTGAATTCCCTCCCATAGGGTTGAAGTACTGGAGTACGTCTGATTCTACCCGACCAATAACGCACCATCCCATACTTAATGATCTGACCCTTAAGCATATTGAACGCAATCTCAAATCTCTTGTAATGTTCTTGCCAACGATCTATAAAATCCTGTGCTTCTTCACTACTACATCCCATTGCTTGTGCCATCGTATCAGCACCACTTCGGTAGAGGATTCCGAAGTTAACAATCTTTGCTTTCTTTCTCTGATTTTCATCTACCTTGTCGAACTTAGTTTCAAACACTCGAGCAGCAGTTACTTTATGAATATCTCTACCGCTATCAAGATCCTTGAGCATAGTATGTTCACGGTAATGCCATGCAGCCCATCGCAATTCAGCTTGCGACAAATCCATCTTGAAGATACATCCATCATCGCCGAAGCGAGAGATGAACATCTTCTTAATCTCACCTGCTCTAGGGATATTCTGATTATTCGGTTCTCGAGATGACCATCTACCAGTGACAGTACCATCTAACCGGAAGTTAGAATGTATCCGTCCCTTGGAATCGAGTAACTTGTCGATCCCCTCTATGTAGGTAGATAATAATTTCCGATTGCCCCGGATCTCTAGGATTTTCTCCAGAGCTACCCGCTTTGATACTCGGTAGGCTACGTCGTCATTAGTCTGGACGTAGTGAATCAGTTTCATTATCGTAGCTTCAGAGGTGTCCTTAATTGGGGGAGCACCCCACTTCTTTTTCTTATCTCTGCCCATTGCGGGCAAGTCCCATTGATCGTAGATAACTCCCTTAACTTGTTGCCATGATCCTACATTAAGAACTGATCCATACGATGCACTGGTCTTAGCAACTTTAGTTTCAAGTATCTCTTGATCTTCAGCAATCTTCCCCTTGTATAACTTACGCAACTTTGGAAGGAGTTTAATATCTATCTGAAATCCTCGGATCTCCATTTCTAATGCAGGACCACGAAGACATTCCATCTGCATCTGAAAGAGTGTCCAGAGATTTGCTTTACTATAACTATTCTTATCCTCTTTTAGTTTAGCCTCAAAGATAATACTCAGTCGGAATGTAGCATCAGCATCACCACATCCATACTCAGCAAGAATATCTTTAGGTGCGTCTACAAGAAGACGAGTCCTATCTTCTTTCAACCATGCCTTCATCTTGTTCTTGTGGTGCTTGACTGGAGTAAGCTGAGTAGCTAATACATCTAGGGATTTGTCTGGTGCATTCTCATCGAGCAAGTGAGCAGCGATGAGAGTACAGAAGATGGGTCCCTTCATAGTAATGCGATACTTCTTAAACCACTTCATGTCAAACTTAGCATTATGGAATACTTTTGTTATCTTCTCATCCTCTGCTATCTTCTGAAACCAATTCGCAGTCTCTTCATTCCAGGGCAGCATATAAGCAAAGCCTTCTTGCTGACATACCTGGATGAACTTAATACTGGTCCCCTGTAATTCAGGCCTCAGTGAATTAGTCTCAGTATCAATAGCTATTCTACTCTTAATCTTTGGTAGCTGATCGACTGAGTCGAGATAGACATACCTTGACTTCACTTCAGTCTTCACGTCTATCTCCTCTCCTTTGACAAATGCCAATGCTCTCTCGAAGTCTTCCACTGTGGGCTCCATATAGTAATTGTTTCTTAACACCCCAGCTGGGTGATATGTTACCATCACAGGGATACCAGTATCTGGCATCTTATGAACTATATTCCTCATGTCTGTGACTGTGCAAGCCCTACGATTGAGTACACTCTTTGCAGCTATTCCTCCCAACGCGAGTATGAGTCGCGGCTTAACTCTTTCGATCTCCATAAGGAGATACTTCCTGCAAGCTTGTATCTGTTTCCAATCTGGAGTTCCATTATCAGGCGGTCTACACTTAACCGCGTTAGAAATGAAGATCGAAGAGCGCTCAATTTCAAAGGCCCTAAGGAAACTGTCAAGCATCTTTCCTGCTCGCCCTTGGAAAGGCTTACCCATTTCATCTTCTTTTTCACCTGGTGCCTCCCCTACTAACATCAGGTCAGCTGGATATACCCCATCTCCTATCAAGCACACGTGTTGAGCAGTCTTGTATAGAGAACAATCCGTGCAAGAACTCTTCCGGAGTAACTTCCTCAGGGGAATATGCCCTGAACCTGATTTGACCATGGTTATTCTCCGCTAAGAAAGTAATCCTATCCTGGTCTTCATAGTATTGAAGAAAGACTACTTCATTTACTCCAGCTGCCATCAGAACTTTAGTACAACCCAGACAAGGCGCAAGAGTAGAATACATAGTACTGCCTCTGACAGCATTATTGCCAGGTGCATGGAGAATAGCATTGACTTCAGCGTGAATTGTCCTAATACAGTTTGCCCCCCTACTCCCTTGTAAACAGCCCAACTCACTACAATGCGCAGCGCCCGGAGGAGAGCCATTATAACCAACAGAAATAATCCTATTGTCCCTGACAAGTACAGCACCAACTTGAGCTCGTTCACAAGTCGATCTCCTCGAAGTCAAAGAAGCTAGGCCCAGAAATAATTCGTCCCTCGTCATCCTGCTCATAATCGTCTAACCTCCGGCGATAGATCCCATGCTGCCGTCGTTCAGTTCTCCACTTTGATATGTAGTTATCATCGTTTGCTAGCTTCAAACTCTTTAAGGCTGACATATGCAACTGATACTTCAGATCGAGCTTCAGTCCCGGTAACACCTGCTCTAGGATAGGAAAGAACTGACCATGGATATATCCCATCGTAAGATGTATGCGGACGTTGACCGGAAATTCTTTCATCCACTCTGCCAATGATCTCCTGATAACTAAGTTGATGAAGTGAAAATCTGCACAGAGGGTGATCGTCACCTCCGATGCTCTGAGCAGAACGTCTATATTCGTGAAGCCAGGAAAGTAATTGATCGTCATTCCCTGTAGACATGGCTGTGTCCTCTTCCTCCCAGTCACAAAGGAAACTCCAGTAGTTGAAACTCTATCTGGTCTCCTTCCCATGAAGTATCTCTTAGCTGCTGTTACAGATTCTTCGTTGAGGTAGTTCTTAGATAGTCTTGCAAGACGAGCTTCTCGTTTGTAACCGACCATCTCAATTGGAAGAAAGCCCCCCCATCTCTTAGGTATGAGAGTAACTCTAGGAATGATGCACCTATTACCGATTCGGTAGATGCTATTTTCCGGAGACATGAAGAACAGTTGAGTGGACCTCCATACATCTGCTCCATTCTTACCCCCTATCACTACCCCATGAGTAGTGCTTAGAAGATTTGCCTTTTCTTCAAATCTGTCTCGTAAGCGTGCAAGCTTCCGAAGGTCATGATCAACTTCGGCCATTTG